TACTATTCTTCGTATGATTTCAGAGCGTTACGAGATGATACTAAGAAGCAGTATGAATACATGATTCGTGTTATGCTTGACACAGTGGTAGAGGGCAAGCCCCTCTGCCGCTATGCTCTGGACAAAATTACTACACGAATGGCTAAAGATGCATACAATCAGTGGTGTGAGAAGGGCATCACAACTGCTAATCATCTGATGTCAATCACTCGTGTCTTGTTCAATCATGGTATTCGCATGGAACATTGTGTCATAAACCCCTTCGCAGTCATCCGTAGACGCACCACAGAGGCTCGTAAGACAGTCTGGGGTAGGGATGATGTCATGAAGTTCTTAGATGCCGCCTACGGCGATTTTAACACTCGTAACATCGGTCTTATTGCACACATGGCATACGAATGGTGTCAGCGTGTAGGTGATATGCGCCTTTTAACATGGGACAGTATTGATTTTGACAGTAAAACGGTACACATTGAACAGAGCAAACGCCGTGCTGATGTTTATCTGCCTATTTCAGATGACCTATGCGACATGTTGACACACCAAGAGCAAGACTTTGGCTTTCAAAAGTACGTTTCACCACGCCCATACCCAATCGGGGGTGAGTACAGACCATACTCTAAGTACAAACTGCCTATTCATGCTCGTAAAATAATGGACAGCGTCAATTTACCACAGGAGTTACGTCTGTCAGACCTACGAAGGACTGGCACAACTGAAATGGTAGAGGCAGGTGTTGGAATGGCACAAATTATGTCGGTTACAGGACATGCTAATCCTAGTTCAGTGAAACCATACATGAAAAATACTTTAACAAGTGCAAATTATGCATTGACAGAGCGAAATAAGCATGGTAAAAGCATCTTAACTGCCGCAACGAAAGAGATTATACATGAGTAACATATATAACACTATAAGTGATATGGATATACCAAGTGGACATACAAAGCGTATGACTTGTCCTGTTTGTAATGGGTATAACACTTTCACTGTGACCAATAACATGGGTAGTCTTGTGTGGAATTGTTACAAGGCTTCTTGCAAGGTCAGTGGTAGTACTCGTGTTCGTATGACTGTTGATGATATTCGTAGGGGCTTTGATGGTGCAGAAGTATTTGCATCACAGAACACATTCGTTATGCCAGAGTACATTGTGCCGCCTACATTCGATGTAGCGGAGTGGGCAATGGAGTTGTACGGTATTGATGTGGATGAAGTTGGTATCCTGTATGATGTGAAAGAGCATCGTGCAGTATTTCCTGTCGTACATGAAGGCAAGACAGTGGACGCAACTGGACGTGCGCTGGGAAAAAGATTGCCTAAATGGAAACGATATGGAAAAAGTGACTTGCCATACAGTCATGGGTGTGGTAATGTCGCCGTAGTTGTTGAGGACTGCGTAAGTGCTGCAGTTGTCGGTAATGATGTTTGGTGTGGGGTCGCCGTGTTGGGGACATCATTACAGGAATCTCACAAGAAGTATCTTGCGCAGTTCTCAACAGCCATAATTGCTTTAGACCCTGATGCTTTACCCAAGACATTGGCAATGGCAAAAGAACTAAGAGGTCATGTAAATGATGTTCGTGTTCTTCGCTTGACAGATGACTTGAAGTATCGTAATCCAACAGACTTTGAAAACCTAACCAACATAGGAGTATGACAACATGGAACTATCCCTAATACGAAGTTTAATGGACAAGTCGTTCTACGATGACCATCGTGGTGCTAAGTGTCCTGACCGCCTGTTCAGTAAGGATGTGCGGAAGATTAAGAAGACCATTGACATGGCGATGGACAGGTACAATCGTACCGTAACACCTGACGAAGTAGAGGCACTGTTCATGTCGGACAACCCGACACTGACTACTGCACAGAAGCAAGCCTTCTCATCCCTGTTTGCCAGTGTGAAGAGAGAAAGCACTATGGGCAGTGATGTAGCACAAGAGGTGTTATCCAAGTTATTCCAGCAGGTGATTGGTGAAGATGTAGCCAACATTGGATTTGACATGGTAAATGGCGATGCCAACACACTTGAATCCCTACGCACTTTGCTTGAGCGATATGGCGATGACTTCATTCCTAACTTGAACATCGAGTGGGATGACATCAGTATTGAGACACTCATGGCAAAGGCAGAACTAGAGGCACGTTGGTCATTCAATATACCTAGCGTAGCACGTAAGGTAGAGGGCGTGTCTGGTGGACAGTTGATTGAGGTAGGTGCTAGGCCAAACACTGGTAAGACATCCTTCCATGCTTCAATTATTGCTGGCCCGAATGGGTTTGCACATCAGGGTGCTAACTGCATCATCCTGTGTAACGAAGAGCCTACGCACCGTGTTGGTGCAAGGTACTTGACTGCCGCCGCAGGTATGTCTGCTCGTGAAGTACGAGACAACATGAGTAAGGCACAGTTGCTTTACTCACCTGTCATGCAGAACATCAAGATTAAGGATGCAGGTGGTCGTGACATGGCATGGGTTGAGTCTGTATGTAAATCATATAAGCCTGATGTACTTGTGCTTGACATGGGTGACAAGTTTGGTGTAGAAGGAAGTTATGCTAGAGAAGACCAAGCACTAGCGGCTTGCGCTATCTATGCTAGGCAGATTGCCAAGACCTATGATTGTGCTGTATTTTATATGTCACAGTTGAGTGCGGATGCAGAAGGTCGTGCGCAGTTAAACCAGAGCATGATGCAGGGTAGCCGTACAGGTAAGGCGGCAGAGGCAGACTTGATGATACTGATTGGCAAGTCACCATCTGTGGAAGGGCAGGAAGAGGATAGCCCACTACGCCACATCAACATCGTGAAGAACAAGTTGAATGGCTGGCATGGCATGGTGAACTGTGAGTTGAATTATCAGACAGCGAGGTACGAAGGATGAAGCTAACACTTGATGTAGAGAATACTGTTGTTAAGCGTGATGGCAAACTTCACCTTGACCCATTTGAGCCAGAGAACTCACTGGTCATGGTTGGTATGCTTACTGACCAAGGTGAGGAGTTTAGTATCACCTTTGACCACAGTGAATGTGAGCCAAGCTACAATGGTCACAAGATTGTGCAAGAGCAGTTGGACAAGGCTACCGTTCTTATCTGTCACAACGCCGCACACGACTTGCTGTGGCTATGGGAGAGTGGGTTCAAGTATGATGGGCCTGTGTTTGACACAATGCTTGCTGAGTATGTGTTACAGCGTGGGCAGAAGCAACCTCTATCACTAGAGGCTTGTGCTGAACGCTATGAGTTGGACACACAGAAGCAGGACACATTGAAGGAATACTTTAAGCAAGGGTACAGTGTTCGTGACATACCTCATGATGAGTTGTCACATTACCTGTCTGCTGACCTTCATGCTACACAGCAATTGTCTGACAGGCTGATGTACCGTTTGAATACACAGGCAGATGGTGGACTGATAACTACTGTTGACCTTACTAATCAGGTGGCTGTATGTCTGTCACGCATTTATCAGCGTGGGTTTAAGGTTGATTTAGCCATGCTTGATGCTGTGCAACAGGAGTTTATGGAAGAGAAATCCTACCTCATTGACAGCCTAAAGGAAAAGGTGCGTAATGTTATGGGTGACACACCTATCAATCTGAATAGCCCAGAGCAATTGTCTTGGGTAATTTACAGCCGCAAGGTGAGAGACAAGCAATATTGGGGCAATGCTATTGACCCTTACATGGATGATGCAGAGTTTCGTAGCCTCATTGCAGGTGGTACAGAGCGTGTGTACAAGACTAAGGCTATGCAGTGTACTGATTGCAATGGCTCTGGCTACATTCACAAGACAAAGAAGGATGGCACACCTTACGCCAACAAGAACAGGTGTCCTGCTTGTGATACTGTGGGTTATCTATTTAATCCTACGAATGAGATTGCTGGGTTTAAGTTTCGCCCACCTTCACCAAAGTGGGCTAGTGCCAATGGCTTTACTACAAGCAAGGGCAACCTTGAAGTGCTAGAGTCATCTGCTAAGTCACAGGGTATGACACAGGCGGCTGACTTCTTAGCCAAAGTGCGTAGGCTATCAGCCGTTGACACATACCTGTCATCCTTTGTGGATGGTATTAAGAACTACACCAAGCCTGATGGTAAGTTACATGTGCGTTTGCTTCAGCATCGTACAGCGACAGGCAGGTTTAGTGGGGCAGACCCTAACATGCAGAACATGCCACGAGGTGGTACGTTTCCTGTGAAGAAGGTGTTCGTGTCTCGTTTCGAGGGTGGCAAGATACTTGAGGCTGACTTTGCACAGTTGGAGTTTCGTGCCGCCGCATTCTTATCACAGGATGGAGTAGCAATTGAAGAAGTATCTACTGGATTTGATGTACATTCATATACCGCTGAAGTTATTAGTACCGCTGGTCAACCTACGAGTAGGCAGGATGCGAAAGCGCATACTTTTGCGCCGTTGTATGGAGCGACAGGCTTTGGAAGAACAAAGGCAGAAGCGGCATACTATGAACACTTCAATGACAAATACCAAGGGGTCGCAGATTGGCATACCCGACTGGCTAAAGAGGCTATAAACACACGCAAGATTCGTACACCATCAGGTCGTGAGTTTTCATTTCCTGATGTTACACGGAATGCCCGTGGCAGAGTGTCACACTTTACACAGATAAAGAATTATCCTGTGCAGTCATTCGCTACGGCAGACATTGTACCTGTGGCATTATTACACATAGATAAACTGCTTGACGGTATGCAGTCCTGTGTGGTAAATAGTGTACATGACAGCATCGTCATTGATGTTCATCCAGATGAAGAAAGGAGTGTTATCAATATCATAAAGCAGACTAATGACGATTTGCCTAATCTAATACTCATGCGGTGGGGTGTACAATTTAATGTACCACTATTGCTTGAAGCAAAAATTGGTTATAATTGGCTTGACACGAAAGACGTTGCCTGATATAACTATGGTTCTTTGACACTAGTATAAGGAGTAAAAATATATGACAACATCACTAACAACGATTGACACTAACAACTTTGCTGCCATGGCACAGGCTATGGGCATGTCGGCTGATAGTGCCAATACAAAGAAACAGACTAGCACATTGGCACGATTGCGATTACAGCATTCTGCCATCCTTGGCGATGACAAGGTGCTAGTGAAGGCTGGACAGTACAGGTTGGAAGTACCAGATGGGCCTACCTACTACGCTCAGTCAGTTAATCTTCGCCCATACTTACAACGCTTCATGTATAAGCGTTTCATTAAAGGGTTTGGAGATAAGCCAAATCGTTATGTCAAGACAGTCATGGCAAACAACTTGAACATTGACTTGAAAGACAATGACGGTGGCTTTAACTGTGGCAAACCTGCTGGTTACATCGAAGACTTTAAGGCGTTACCAGAGAAGACACAGGAACTTATCAAGCAGATTAAACGTGTTCGTGTAATGCTTGGTACAGTTGAACTCATCAACGCTACTGATGCACAAGGTAATTCTGTTGAAGTAGATGAGATGCCATTCATCTGGGAGATTGAGAACCGTGACGCATTTAAGGATGTCGGTGCAGTGTTCAACAAACTCACGAAGATGAAGCGTCTGCCTGTTCAACACCATGTGATTGGCAATACAGAGGAACGCAAGTTACCTAATGGTAACAGTTTCTACTTGCCAGTTGTGTCACTTGATGTTACAAAGACACTTGACCTTGGTGACAAGGAACAGGATACCTTTGCTGACTTCATGGCATGGGTTGAGAACTACAACGAGTACATTATTAATGCTTGGTCAGATAAGGCAACAGAACATGATGATGTTATTGATTCTGAAATCACTGAAGGCATTATTGATGTGGAACTTGATGAGGAAGTAGCGTAATGAACCATCCTGCTGAACTGTCGTTGCACCAGTATCTGGAAGATGCTGTCAACGGCAAAACAAAGATGTCTGAGAAGACTATCAAACAAGTAGCCAGTGACATATCTGATGCATTGCAACGTCAGTTTGGTGGGAAGAGTAAGCGCAATGAGTTTACTCTTCGTATGTCAAACATTGGTAGT